AGATAATAATAAGCAAGTACAGTTCGTTATTGTAACTAACGGTTCTTATAAGACAAAAACATGGTGGCAAAATCTCGATGATATTTTAAATGAAAAGGATCACATACATTTTTCATTGGATGGGTGGGATCAAGATTCAAATAGCATTTACCGAGTGAACTGTGACTGGAAATCGATTATGTCAGGAGTAGAAGTATTGAGAAACACGAAAGCATACATGACCTGGGCCGCAATAGCATTCAAGTTCAATGAGGGGAAAATAGATCACATGAAAAACATGGCCGCTGAACAAGGGTTTGATGCTTTCCAACTGACGCTGAGTACAAAATTTAATAAAAACTACTCAAGTTATCCCATGGACGATCCTTTACAACCAAGTGATCAATTCATAGCCGATGGCAGGTTCACTAGAACAACAAACAAGTTGTCCAATAAAACATGGAAGGACGAGTGCCTAGATGTTTTTACTAACAGGTTCTATGATACGAACACCAACGCATCTATCATCCCGTTGTGCATGATAGGCAACAAAGGTTTATACTTGAACGCACAGGGTAGATTTTATCCTTGCTGTTGGACAGCATTGAGATACGGGCACAACAAAGAAGTGTTCGATTACATAAAGCCCAAACAAACACTTGGAGAAATTTTAGATGATCCTTTGTGGTCTAGGTTGTTCAACAATCTATCATCAGTCAAGGAATGTAGAGAGAAGTGTTCCGCGCAGAAATGGAGTTTGGATCATGCCACCAGCTGGTAAAAAATACGGTCAAGTTAAGGTGAAGAGGAATAATCCTCGTCTGGACGAAGTACCTGAGGACTGCGGTTACATGCAACGCTTCGAGTTTAATATCGATATGAACAGTAATGGTATAATGGGCGATTGTATAGACTGGTGCCAACAGAACTGTGAAGGTAAGTGGGGATGGTGGTTTGAGCCTGCAGGCGAAATAGATAATCCTAAAAACCATTGGGAAGATCAGAACGCATACATGAGTTTTGAAATAAAAAGAGATGCAACTAGATTTTGGATGACTGTGGGAATACAAAACAGCGGAAAGAAATAGACATAATTACTAACATGAAACCATTTGAAATTACAGATTTAGCAAAAGCACAGATAGAAAGGTTACTTGAAAAAAATCAAGACAAATATGCAGTGAGCCTAGCAGTGCTAGGTGGTGGGTGTGCAGGGTTCAAGTACGAATGGGGTTTTGTTGACTCTAAGGAAAATGTAGCGGAAGGTGATCATGTGGAAGACTGGAACACAGGTAGGTTTGTTGTAGACGAAACATCCTTGTTGTACGTTGTAGGTACCAAGATTGATTGGATTGAAGAAACATTTGGATCACGATTTGAGATATCAAATCCTAACAGCTCAAGTTCGTGTGGTTGTGGAGAGTCGTTTGGAGTATAATGGACACTGCTTTCATAATAGGTAATGGAGAATCAAGAAATATTTTTCCAATAGAAACATTGAAAGGCAATGGTATAATTTACGGTTGCAACGCCATATATAGAGATCATCCTATGTTGTGTGATCACATAGTAGCGGTGAACCCTCCCATGTACGAAGAATTAGCCAACTGGCACAACAACGGCAAGGAATCTCCGCAGATATACGGCATAGACGATATTCCAAAATGGAACTACATCTGCAATGGTGACAAGGAAACAGACATGCCACGTGGATTAAAAATTTACAGAATTTGGCGTGGTGGCAACATGAAGAAGGGCGGCCGTATCAAGACTGAGGACTTCTCTAAAAATAGAGGATCAGGTTGTTCAGCAGTATTAATGGCGGCAGAATCAGGTGTAAAAAATATTATTGTATTAGCATTTGATATAATGGGAGCCCAGCAGTGGGAGATGGATGAGCCTAGCAGAATACAGAACAATATCTACAAAAGTTCACCCAACTATCCCGAACGACAGAGCATGAAGGCATACCTTAAGTATGAATGGATGTATCAACTGAGACAGATTTTTAGGAAATTCCCCGAAATTAATTTTTATTTCATTAACAGGCGAGAATACATTGAGAAAAATAATTTCTTAAGATGGTACTTCGATCAACCAAATATTAAAGTAGGTATCTATGCTAACCTGCAAAAATGGATTTCTGGTAGTCGAGACGACATCAGTTGGTATAGGTTATAGATCACACTTGTCACAGAAATGTTTGTGACTGTTTTTCAATTGCTCGATATCTACTTTGTTTTTTGGCTTCTTGAAGATATCACCACATTTGTTACATTTAAAGATATACCATACTTTGTTCCTACGCAGGGTATGACATTTACCTAGTTTGCTCTCCCTCTTGAACAGTTTGAGGGTCTTTTGCGTCTCTATGAACATATCGGTATTTAATAAATACGCATAACAGATTATGGCTAGATTAACGATAGACACAGGAACGGTAGGAAATACGGCAACAGGCGACACGCTACGAACGGCGATGACCAAGATCAACACCAATTTTGAGGAAGTTTTCTCACTAGTGGGATCGGGTGACACAGGATTGTTAACCACGAGTGTCACCAATGGAGACATCAAGTTACAGCCAAACGGCACGGGTAATGTTGAAATAGATAACCTTCAAGTTTCTGGCACAACAGTCACACCGTTGACAACCAACGGTGATTTAACACTAGGTGTCAATGGCACCGGCCATGTAATTGTTGCCGATGATAGAGTTGTTATTAATACTTCAAAGACAGTTACGGCAACAGGATCGTCAGGAGATGTGGCTGGATCTATTTCATGGGATAGCACGAACCTTTATGTTTGTACAGCCAATTATGACGGGTCGACTGCTATTTGGAAAAAACTAGTATTACAGGCGATATAAAATGACCCAGAGATCGATCAACGTTGGCTCAACCGCTAATGACGGTACAGGCGACAGTATACGACTGGCCGGTAAAAAGATAAACGATAACTTCACCGAACTGTATAACACCAGCATGGCACAATCTACGATAACCGTGATACAGAACAACATAACAGCGACACAGTCCAACGATGACATAAAACTTGTGCCCGCAGGTACAGGAGCGGTCAACATGTCGGCCCTCACCGTGGACCAGACCATCAGACTGTCGAATAATGAGATAAGCGTAAACAATTCCAATGCTGACCTAGTGTTAGCGGCCTCTGGGTCAGGGTCTTTGCAAATAACTGCATCAGACATCAACGGTGGCAACATAGATGGCACAGTAATAGGTGATACAACACCAGCGGCGGCCACTTTCTCCACACTGAGTTACAACAACGGAACTGTGATCATAGACGGGGTCACCATAACGGACAACACCATCAGCACAAATACTTCAAACAGCAATCTAGAATTCACAGCCAGTGGAACAGGCTATGTCACTATCAACAGCATACAACTACCCCATGTGGACGGCACACTGGGACAGGTGTTGAAGACGAATGGGTCAAATACGTTAGACTGGTTTACATCTTCAATACTCTTCGATCAGACTGATATGATAGATGCAACGGTCACAGTGTTAGGTAATTTATCTTCGGCACAAGTTATCGATTCATTTGCTGTGGCCACCTACAGGAGTGCAAAATATCAAATACAGATATCAGATGTCACAGCCGACAGGTACACTTTGCTTGACGTCGCAGTCATGCATGACGGCTCCACTGCATATATCAGCACGTACGGTATATCTGGCAACGGGAATGGTGACGGATCAACTATATACGACGGTCTTGATTTCAGCGTTGACATAAACGGCGGGAATGTTAGACTGCTAGGAACAGTAAATAACACTAATGACCACTCCGTGAAACTGGTCAGGAGAACTATAAAGGTATAATATGGCACAACAACCTCTAGATTTAGGGTCACAGGCGAATGATGGAACGGGAGACACGTTAAGAGCGGCCATGACGAAGGTGGAGGCGAACTTCACAGAGCTGTACGCTTCACCATTGTTTTCTGGAGACTTATTGTTTAGCGGCAACAACATCAGTTCAACAAGATCTAACGACGACATAGTCATTACCCCGGCGGGGACAGGAACTGTGCAGGTGACAAACCTAACAATTGACTCAAACATCAACATAACCGACAACGAGATCACAACCACACAGTCTAACTCGGACCTTGTGCTTTCCGCGTCGGGATCAGGAAAGGTAGTAATTGCCAGTGCGGACATCAACGGTGGCAACATTGACGGAACCGTGATAGGAGCCAACTCGGCCGCGGCGGGGACGTTCACAACATTGACTGTGAATAACTCCATGATTATTGACGGCGTCACTATAGCCGACAACACAATTTCGACCAATCAGTCCAACGCTGATCTAGAATTATCAGGCAACGGCACGGGCGCTGTGACCATAAGTGGATTTACATTTCCAACGTCAGATGGAAGTGCAGGCCAGTTCCTCAAAACGGACGGTGCAGGAAACCTTGGTTTCGCCTCAGCAGGGACATCACTACTTCACTCGGACATAGGTGATGCTACAGTATCACTGGCGTCATCGGCCACTGACACTATGGACACTTTCGACACGACTACCTATCGTAGCGCCAAATACTTTATTTCTTTATCTGATGCCAGTACTGGTAGATACGAAATAGTAGAAGCAAATGTGGTGCATGGACCCAGTAGTGACAGCACAACAGAAGCATTTATTACTGTTTTTGGTTCAACCACAAATCACACTTCGCCGTTGGCTACTTTTACTGCGGATGTTAATAATGGTCTTGTTAGAGTAAGGGCCACAAACAATTCATCAAACAGCATAACGTTCAAGTACCAAAGAGTCGCGATAGACATTTAATAAATTTTACGTATTTTTATGAGGAAATATCCTAAAAATAATAGACAGTATCGATCACCTCGATCAGAGATAGCCAGGCTGGAGGAACAGCTCAAAAGGACCAGTGACCCGGTAGATCGTGAGGGCATCAGACAGCACATAGAACACTGGCAACGCACCCAGAACGACAGGCGCTGATCTCCAATAAATACCCTTGTAAGGAGTAAGATCAATGGCAACACCGGTGTGGACTACCACAGCAGGCAAACTGGCCACGTTCAACGAGGACAGTTCGTATTCACTACAACTGGAAGCAAATGATCCAGTTGCACTGGGTGATTCAACGGCTATAACTTACTCAGTGATAGCAGGAAGCCTGCCCTCAGGAATGAGGGTAACATCAACAGGACTGCTGACAGGGACTCCGGCCCAAGTTGCCAAGAGAACTCTTTACACCTTCGTTGTGCGAGCCACAGCCGGATCCCAGATCACAGACAGAACATTTTCACTAGATATAGAGGGGCAAGATTCACCCGTGTTCACCACTGCTTCTGGACAACTGGAATTGGATGATTCTACAAGGGTAGGATTGTACTGGGTTTTGGATGGCGAACATGTTAACTTCCAATTCCAAGCCACGGATGTAGACACCAGGACCGGAGCAAATCTTAAATTTGAAGTCATAACAGGTATATTACCGCCAGGATTGACATTAAGTGAAAGTGGTTTGTTATCGGGAACTTGTAATCTAACCGATGATTATTTTGAAGATTCAACGACATCACTGGCAATGACTTTTGATATTGTTGTGCGTGTATCCGATGGCACTTCGGTAAGCACACAGAACCAATCAATATTTGTCGTGTCGGCAAACTATTTTAATGTAGACAACACCAAGATAACTATAGACCAGACAGAATTAAACTCTAGTCCACTTACCATGGACGCTACTTCTCAGAGAAGACCTGTGTTTACAACGGACAGCAATCTAGGAGAATTTAGACATGACAACTATCATGTGATCAAGATCGATGTTGATGATGCAGACTCAACAGGATCTGATTTAGTTTACAGTCTGCAAAGCGGAGCAATACCTTCTGGAATGTCAGTAGATCCCAATTCTGGTGAAATATTTGGGTCGGTTCCCAGACAGTCAGAAGTAGAAGAAGATTATACATTTACTATAAGAGCAACAAGAACCATAGAAGCAGGGTTGATTGTGTTCGCAGACAAACAGTTCACAATGAAAATAATCGGAGATATACTCCTTGGCATAAAATTTACAACTCCGGCTAGTATAGGTACATTGGATGCAGACATACCAAGCACACTGGCAATAACGGCAGAAGCCGAAGAGCCCGATAGAGTGCTGTCATATTCTGTTACAGGAGGGGTACTACCAACAGGCATCACGCTATCACCATTAGGTAACTTAGTGGGAACGATAGATCCCAGCGACTTCACTGATTCGACAAGAACTTTTAGTTTTGAAGTCACAGTGAGTGACCAATATCAGACCTCTGCGGCAGTGAAGACATTCACCGTTACCGTGAACATACCTTATACGATAATAGAGTACGGAACCTTGATGGGTCACGCCACGTCATTCATCGACCAGAACATATTCTATAACATGGCACAGAATCCCAACATCAACTCACCGGAGGAGATATACAGGCCTGAGGACTCTAATTTCGGCATGAAGTTGAGGCCCGAGATGCTGATGATGGCCGGTGTTGAGGCACAGACTCTGACAACTTTCCAGAATCAAATGGAACAGAACCACGCACCCATAACGCTATGGTTCGGCAACATCAAGACAGCGGTGGCCAAGCAGAGCGACACGGTGCTGTATGAAGTGGTGTACATTGACATGGTGGACCCATTCGTGAATAACCAAGGTGTGGAGACAGGTGCTACCAGCATCAGACCCAACGCCGTAGAAAATATGAGAGACAGAATCAAAGCACTGGGCCATGACGAATGGACTTATCTACCATTATGGATGAAAACACAGCAGGCAGGTTCTACTGGTCCTTTGGGTTACGTCAAGGCTGTGCCCATACTGTACTGCAAACCTGGCACTTCCGCCAAGTTCAAAAAGAGGATAGAAGACTTGAAATTAGAATTCAAGAATATAGATTTCATCATAGACAGGTACACAGTCAGCAAGAGCAAGGTGTCTCCAGACACGTTCACAGGTGACGGATCAACACTGTCATTCCAACTGAACGAGATAGTACACGAAGAAGATATTTTGGTAAAAGTGGGCTCGCCGCCTGTAACACAGACACGTGATGACACTGGTGATGGAACAGATTACCATCTCACACACGACGTGGACAATCAACAAACCACCATTGTTTTCAATGTGGCGTCAGTGCCCGCAAACGGAGATCCTATCAGGGTGGAGAGATCGAACGATAAATATCTAAGATTTAAGGACATAACATAGAATGGCAAGTAATATAGTACCAGGAAACATAGACGCAACATACCCGAAAGCAGGGCAGGACAACAGTTCCCAGGGTTTTAGAGATAACTTCAATGCAATCAAAAATAATTTTACAGAAGCACGAACAGAAATAAATGATCTTGATTCAAATAAGGCAAACTTAAATGCCGCAAACGACTTTTCAGGAAACATAATAACAGATGCTGAACTGAAAGATAATTCAGAGACCGTATTTGCACATGGGTCAAAATCAGGTGCTGTTACACTAAATCATGAGAATGGACACTATCAAACGTTAACGTCAACCGGATTACTAATATTATCATTTACAAATTTCCCAGCAACAGGAAAACTGGGCAGGATAATACTTGATATAAATGTGACATCAACAACACATGCTATTACTATACCAACTGGAGTGCTGGTCTCGGGTAATGTTTCGGGCGGAGATGGTAGTTCAGACACAATTACAGTGCCAACTTCAGGTAGATACTTGTACGAATTCATGAGTCCGGACGGCGGTGCAACTTTACTGATGCACCAGTTAGGTAACAACTACATCTAATAGGAGGTAGTGATGTATTTCCATCCATTACAAGAAGAAATAGCAAACATGAGTGAGGAGGACATCTCCAAGCGAATAAAAGAATTATCAAGGAAGGTGGCCATCGCCAGGAGGGGAAGGAACCCTGAGATGCTGGCCGCACTTCAGCAGGCACTGTTCGCATACCAGAACGCCATCCGAGAGAGAAGAATCGAGGAGTGGCACAAGAACAACAAGAAGTTAAGGAACGAACCAGACCTAGGTGATCTGGTCAATATCGACTAGTAAATAGTCTCGATGTCAAATACATTTGCCTGGAAGACTCGATTCAAAAGCATTATAATAGTGGATGGTGAGTTGTTTGCCAATGAATACAAACTTAAAATATTACTGACCCCACATACTGCCAGCCTCAAGGAACAGACAGAGTACTTCGAGAGACTCAAGAATCTTTTCGACCAGGTGTTCGCCAACACTATCACCACCTGGAGAGACGAGCCATTGTACAAAACACTGAAGGCACACAGTACCAACAGATTCATTGAATTACCAAAACCGCCCTATGACCAAATCATGGCCGCGGTGTGCTTCTGCAAGGCCAACAGTATACTAGATAGCAAGATTATTATTAATAATATAGAACTGAGCTCATGGCAAGGTGACGGTATTACCTATACGGTTGACAAAGACAGCAAAGAGCTTATACTGTTAGACAGACCCGATTGGTTCTCAGAAAAATTCAGCAAATTTGATCCATGGTGGTTGAGGGCAGACACGGCAACATATGATCAGGAATTGGACAAAGGAATCTACACAGGACACTTCAGTTGGAATACTCATGAGATTCCGGTTGACTCCAAGCACGAGTACCATGCTAAAATATTTGAATTCCAACCAAAGGTTTTAGATGGCGGCAAAGACAAGAACAAGTGATTACGGTGATGTAATATTCTCGGAGGAGGATGTGATAGACTTAATTTACACAGATCCTGACTTCGACATATCAAAACTATATATCAACAACATAGACAAGTATTCAAAGAGCCTTAAAGAACTAGGAATAGATCTTCCAATAGTCAACACAGTGCCTAAAAGATCAAAACTTGCTGAGTTCGACAAAGCAAACTGTGACAACTGGTACATGCCAGAAAACTATTACCAAATAAATGTACTACAATGGCTTCTAGATAAATGCCAAACCGACGAGGAAAAGATGAGAGTACAAATGGAGTATGACC